GAGCTCTTATGCAACTAGTCGCCTATGGCGCACAAGACGTTTTTCTTACTGGTACCCCAGAAATTACTTTCTGGAAGGTTTCTTACCGCAGACACACTAACTTTGCGATGGAATCCATTGAACAAACATTCTCTGGACAAGCCGATTTCGGCCGCCGCGTAACATGCACAATCAGCCGTAATGGTGATCTTGCTTACCGCACTTATCTTCAAGTAACTCTTCCTGAGATCAACCAAAACATGAAGGCCTCTGGTGATACCAAGGGTGTTTATGCTCGTTGGTTAGATTTCCCTGGAGAGCAACTTATCGCTCAAGTAGAGATTGAGATTGGTGGTCAACGCATTGACCGTCAATATGGTGACTGGATGCACATCTGGAACCAAGTAACCATGTCATCCGAGCAAACTGCCGGATACCACAAGATGGTTGGTAACACCACTCAACTTACATACATCACTGATGAGGCCTTTGACCCTATCTCAGGTCCCTGTGCTGCCGCCGGTGGTCCTCAACAAGTATGCGCTCCTCGCAATGCTCTTCCTGAGACCACTCTTTACGTACCTCTTTCTTTCTGGTACTGCCGCAACCCTGGTCTTGCCCTTCCTTTGATCGCTCTTCAATACCACGAAGTCAAGATTAACATTGATTTCCGTCCTATTGGTGAGTGCCTCTGGGCTTGCAAGCAACTCGATGCCACCACTGGCACCGTATCTACCACCAACGCCTACCAACAATCCCTTGTTGCTGCCTCTCTCTATGTTGACTACATCTTCCTTGACACTGATGAGCGCAGAAAGATGGCCCAAAACCCTCATGAGTACCTCATTGAGCAAGTTCAATTCACTGGTGATGAATCTGTCGGTTCTTCCTCCAACAAGATCAAGCTCAACTTCAACCATCCTTGCAAGGAGCTCATCTGGGTTGTCCAACCTGATGCTAACGTAGATTACTGCTCATCCCTTGAGGGTGGATCTGTCCTCTACCGTGCTCTTGGTGCCCAACCTTTCAACTACACTGATGGTGTTGATGCTCTTCCTAATGCCATCCACGCTTTCGGTGGTAAGGCCTCCACTGCTGATGTTATCAACGACTCTGGTCTTTTCCAAATGGACCTTGCCGGTGATGCCGCCGCTGAGAGCTCTGGAAACTGGGAGGGTGCTGTAGATGCCGCCAAGGGTGCCAACCTTTCCGATGCCGGTACATTCGTACTTGCTGAGACCGCCAAGGACATGCACTGCTGGGGTGAGAACCCTGTTGTAACTGCCAAGTTACAACTTAACGGCCAAGACCGCATCTCTGAGCGTGAAGGTTCTTACTTTGATGTTGTCCAACCTTACCAACACCACACCCGTGCCCCTGACACTGGTATCAACGTATACTCATTCGCCCTTCGCCCTGAGGAGCACCAACCTTCTGGAACATGCAACTTCTCCAGAATTGACAACGCTGTACTTCAACTTGTCCTTTCTTCCTCCACAGTTGCCGGTACCGCCACTGCCAAGGTACGTGTATACGCCGTTAACTACAACGTCCTCCGCATCATGAGCGGTATGGCTGGTGTAGCTTACTCCAATTAAGCATTTTGCTTTATTATTTACAGTATTAATTTTTAATACTATCAACTAAAAAAATTTAATATTATAAAATTTATAATATTAACATTCAATTACCATTAAAATCATATTTTTTGTCGTTATATTTTATATATTATGAGTGAAATTTGTGCAAGTTGTTTAGAATTTAGCATAGACAAAGTTATAAAATCAAGCAATGATTTAAAACCAAAATGGTTATCAGAAATAGATTATGTTGATAACTTTATAAATAGTGTACATGATATTAATAATAAAATACCAAAAAATGCGAATATAAAAATTAATGTTAATGTAGGTAAATCACATGTCGGTAAAAAAATATTATTTTGGGCGGCAGAAGAAAAAGAAAATAGAACACCACTTATAAAAAATGCAAAATATGCTTACAATGATTTCTCAAATCATGGTATTACAACAGTAGACAATAAAGGTTGTGTAACATTTAAATTGCGTTGTCCACAAATTTATTCTACAACTGCAATAAATAAATACAAACCAAAAACCTATTTTAGACATATGCATTATGTAATTCATGGAAAAAATGGATGGAATAAACAAATATATACAAAAATAGTAGTTTGCAAATATGATTTTAAAAAAACAATGAAACTATTAGATGATGGTTATACAGTTTTTATAAATGCATTACCCGCAGAATATTATGCACAGGACCATATACCAAATTCATATAATCTTTTTCATTCGGATATAAAAAATACTAGTCAAGAAAAATTATTTGAATGGTTTAAAAATGTTGTAAAGTTACATTATCCCAAATTACACACATATATTAAAAATAAAAAAATAGATATATATGAAATACCAATTGTTACTTATTGTGCACATAGTAAATGCAATGCTTCTGAATTAGCACTAGAACAACTACTAAAAAAAGGTTTTGTAAATGTAAATGAATATTCCGGCGGCATAAAGGATTATAGAAAGAATAAGAAACATGATTAATTATTAATCCCCCATATTTTACCATAATACCTATCACTTACATCTTCATCTATTGGTATTGCTATATCATTCGGTATTGTTGGTGTTATTGGTTTAATTTTATTTTCTTTTTTTTCATAACAATTATCAATATAACAGGGACAACAACATATACATTTTAATAAATTTTCAAAAAATATAGTTAATCCTAATGCTGGTGCACAACAAATTATACAGCATTGGCAATGGTCACTTGAATAATTCCTTGTTTTTCTTCTTGTCATATTTATTTTTTTTATTGAATAAAATATAATTATTTTATTCAATTTTATATTTAATTAACGACGAGATGTTTTTCTTTTTCTACGCTTGGATACACGTTTCTTTGTTTTTCTTTTTGATTTTTTAGATTTCTTGGTTTTTCCTCCTTTATGTTTTCTTATTGATGGTGATTTCCTTGTTGGTGGTGAAGGACCCTTTCTAATTGTTCCCCATGGACTAACATGTGTTTCTGGATTACGAATACTATTCTTTACCTTGGAAGCTGCTTCATTTGTTTTGTATTGTATTAAATCATCTCCTGTAAGTGATTTTAAAATTTCATTATGTGTTAATGTTCGTGTTGGTCTTTTTGATTTTGATTGACTATATGACATATTAATTATATATTATACATGTATTATAATATAAAATCTTTCTAAAATAATTTATTTAACGTCTGGATTTTCTTGTTTTGCGGGCCTTTCTCTTTCCGCCCTTGGATACAGGGGCTTTTCCACCTCTTCTCTTGGATGAACGTCTTCTTCTTGTAGAACGTCTTTTTCCAGCTCCTCTCTTGGATGAACGTCTTCTGCGTCTTCTTCCACCGTCACCAGGTAAACCAGCCTCATCCTCCTCGGGTTCTGGGCTACCAAAAGAATCCTCTTCATCATCATCACCAGGTAAACCAGCCTCATCCTCCTCGGGTTGTGGACTACCAAAAATTCCATGAGGTCCAAAATCATCATCATCACTTCCTTCGTCATCACTAGGTACTGCATCATCATCAGCACCATCACCACGTCCAGGTCCATTTTCCAACATTGCATCTAATTCAGCATCACGACCTCCGCGTCTTTTTCTTAATCCAGAACGACGCTTTTGTGTTCTACGTTTTGAGCTAACTCTTGCCATCTTAAATATATATAATACATATAAAAAAATATAAATTATATCATTTCCTAAATAATTTCTGATTATTTATTGCTTTCTTTTTATTGTTTTTCTTTTTCCAGCTTTTGATACAGATTTTTTTCCACCTCTTCTTTTAGTTGAACGTTTTCTTGTTACACGTCTTTTTCCAGACCTTCTCTTGGACGCAGTTCTTCTACGTCTTCTACGTCCTCCACCGTCAACAGTTATATTGCCATCTCCATCTTCGCTAACTTTTCTTTCATCACGTTCCAAATGTGGTCTAGCAGGACTTTTATCATCAGCTAATATGCTATATGTTTTTCCCGTTTCCTTGTCTGTAATTTCAGAATGTTTTTTACCACTATCTATTATTGCATCATATATTCTTTTTACATGTTGTATAACTTCTGTTTTTTTGTAACATTTGTTATTAGTTTCATTATCTGTAATATCTTCAATAGCCTTATGTATTTCAGCTTTAATATTTTCCAAATTAAAATTATGTTTGTCATTAAGTTCTTTTAATTTTTTTATTTTAGCACCTTGAGAATCAGAATATTTTTTACCTGCAACAACTATGTCTTTTACTGTATTAAGATATTGTATTGTTTCTGCTGAATTATTATCTAAATGGTCGTATACACTATAGCCTATTTTTTTGACTGCTTCATTCGGCTTAATACATGAAAATCCCAATCGGTTTAAATTAAGCATATAATACAATTGTTCATCTCTACGGATTGTGTCAAAAACCTCTTTTACAGCATTATTCCACCAAATGTATTCAACTGTAGTAAGATATTTTAAGCCTTGGTCAGTGTCGTGTTTTGAAGTTCTAAGTCCAGGATATCCATCAGTATCACTCATTTTAATTATATATAATACATATAAAAAACAATTATAATTATAGTCTAAATGAATTAACAAAACAAACGTGTCATATTATTGGCTTCAATATTTTCAGTATCAGGTTTAAATAATTTATGAATAATATTATCAGAACGAAAACGAACAGTATATGTTTGCTGAATATTGTTACGACCAATACGTCCGAGAGATTGCATAATTTTTTGTTGAGACATATTTTCAAGGTCTTTACCGATAATACCATGACAGAATTGATAATTAGTACCATAAATATAATCAGTGGATGCGATAATAATAAATAATTTTTGTTCAAGTGCAAGTTTTTTCATAAGTTCAGTGTAATCAACATGTGTATCTTTAACAAATATACCTATACCCATTAATAATAGGACTTTATAATGATTAGAAATATTGAGAGACATAATTTCCTTGGTATTTTGTTCATCAATAATAGGCATAAACCGATTTTTTTCAACATCATCACACCATATTTTTTGATGTTCAGAAGTATTAGGCACATGCTTAGCATCTAATGATATAAACAAGATTTGTTTACGGAGTTTATTAATATTATTGTACCATTCACGGTCTTCTTTATCAATTTTTTTAAGGTCTTCACCATCACTACGACCCATTTTTTCTTCTTTTGCAGCAATTAATTTTTCAATCTTTTCAATTTCAGTTGCGAGTTTATCATTAATAGCGATTTTAGCTAACATAGCTTTGAATGTATTTTCGGGGATTTTAGATTGTTGAATATAAAATGTACCGATTTTATTAACATCATCACATAAGAATATAGTAGGACCATCAGTAAGTGTATATGAGTCACTAGTAGTGAATTGTATACCTTTAGACTTATTATTAAAAACAGGTTTATTTTGTAGAGAATGAAAATGAGAATATATTTTATCGTAATGTTCAATAGAAATAGAATTCAATAACAGTAAATAATATTGTTTAATAGAATTCATGGTAACATTAATAATATCATTATTGAAATAATTAGAATAATGTAAATTATCATCATTATCAATGATATTATTATTGAAATATTCAATAAATTGAACAATATTATGTAAATCTAAGTATCTTAATAAAGATTGATTAATATTTAAATGCTGTACAGTGGTTTTAAAATCATCAAAATTTTGTTCCATATTATGTATACAAATATATTCTTGATTAAGATTAATAAGAGGTATAGATTTTTTACATTCATTGCTACTAATATCACAAATAAGAGGTTCAGGAAATTTATGAGTAAAATTATCAATACAACTTTGAATACTAGTTCTTTGTGGTAAAGTGGCACAGGAAAGTATTAAGTTAGGGATTTCATTTTGTTTCCAATTATTGGAGATAATATCATGTAATTCATGTTTTTCATAATCAAGAGTAATAGTAGGTTCATCCCAGAAAGTAATAATATTATGGTTAGGATTAAATTTGAGCATATAATTCATAGAGGTTAAATAAGATTTAACGTCACAAATCATAATTTCAACAGCGGAACCATCGGAATTATCTATTTTACGGGTTCCATCTTTGAATTTAATAAATTGTCCGGCTTTTTTGGGATTGCTTTCGGCAGTATGTTTCATAAAAGATTTGCCGGAATAATAATGTAAACGGATATCGGTTTCATTTTCACAACCGAAAGCGAAAGCGATTTTTTTATTAACAGAAATGGCGGATTTGGCTAATGCGAGACCGATATGTCTAGCAACACATACGAATATAATTCTAAATTGATTAGATAAGCCGATAGGGGTTAAAGTTTTACCTGTACCAGTAGGAGCAGTATAAAGAATAAGGGAAGGGGTTAATATATTTTTATTTTTATAAATTTCATAAATTTCTTTTTGATGATTATATAGTTCAATATCTTGATATTCAAGTAAATAAGGGTTTTGTTCAATTAATGTATATGAGTTTTTAATTAAATTTTTTAAATTAATATTTTGAGTTAAATTATCAACTAAATTAAGGATAATATTAATAACAAATTTGTTGATATTTTTAATTTTGGTTTTAAGTAATTGTTTAATAGTATATACATAAAGAATATATGTATCTTTATTTTTTTTGATGCTTCTTAAAATATTTTTGTAAAGGTCAATTAAAGTGTATTCAAAAATAATATCTTTATATTTATCAATATCAACATTTTGTAGTCTTACCATGTCACAACTTTTAATTTTTTGTAATTTAATAGCTTCAAAACCATTATTTTGGTCATTATAACTATATTTTTTATTTAAATCAGATATTAAATCTTTAAAATATTTACCATATAAATAAGTTTCAATTCCTTCATTATATTCAATTTTCAAAACTTCAATAAGTGATAAATTTTTATTAATTGAAATGTTAGTATCATCATAACCTTTAATTAAAATATTTAAAATAGTTTTTTCATTATCAGAAACAGGGGTTTCAAGATTATTCCATTCTTGACGAGATAGTTTATTTTGAGTAAGATCCATTGTTTAACTATAAAGTTTTATTATATATTATAAATTAAATTAATATTTTTTATTTCAATTT